GGTGCATCGTCGAATGTTTCCTGACGATCTATAGTTATACTTTGATCGGCGACGAATGCTATGCGAACTTGATTTCTGTCTATACGACAGACCTTTACAGTGACGATGATGTCACCCTCGCGATGTATCACGACTGATTCGTTCAAACGTCTTGTTAGAACAAGCCGGGACATTTACTTGCTATACATCCTGTCATAGCCGCCTTCAGCAGAAAGCGGTAAGTCGGGTGCCCAAGGTGGCGGGGTGCACAAATCCTCAATGATCGCTTTCATTGTAGCATCGGGATTTTGATCTGACGCAACAATTACTATCTCGTCATGGACCGTCAAAGCGACGCGACCGTTCTGTAAGTTGTTGTCTAGCCTCAATAAACTGTCGGTAATTACGATCCTAGACAACGCCTGGATGACGTTCTCAGTGATACGACCACCGTATGTCATCTCTTGCAGGACGCCACGGGTTTGGTACGTCAGTCCTTGGGACAGCATCTGCAGGTTTTCGTACCTCAAAGCCATCCCATTGGGCAGGACCAACGCTCGGTCCTGGACCGTCAGGATACCGTTGCGGTACGGTATGTTGTAATTGTCCCTGTGCAATGACTGCTTGAGGAGGTTCTCAAGCCGGGCCCATAGAAGCGGTATCTGATCGTATGTCGATCGGTAGGTACTGACTACGTTGAGAGCATCCGTTTCGGATATCTGCATAGCAGGACCGGCTGCTCCGGATTCAAGGGTCAGCTTGAACTTGTTATGGCCCATGCCGTAGCCAAGACCGAGGATAGCGGTCTTACCTACAAAGCGTTCAGTTGGGTGGTCCTTCTTGTTGATCGGTCGGTTGTAGATTTTCGAAGCGAAGTTACTGTATATATCCTCACCTCGACGAAACTGCTCAAGTAGATCTTCTTGGCCAGCGAGCCATGCAAGCATGCGAGCCTCGATGTTGGACAAGTCAGCTACATAAAGCAGCTGGCCTTCCGGGGCAATGAGCGTTTTTCGTAGCTCGCTACCACGCGGTAAGTTCTGCAGGTTGATCTTTTCGGTACCACCGAACCGTCCAGTGTGGGCGGCGTAGTACTTGAGTGGGACACTGATAGTGCCGTCATGATGCGCTACATCAAGAAACCGCTTGGCGCGTGTTTCACTGATGCGTGATTTAACGGCCTGCCTGGCGTCCCAGATGTGTTTGTGTTGTGGGTATTTAGCAACAAGTTGCTTCCAGCCTGCGTCGTTTTTGCCAAGGGCAGGGATAAGTTGCTTGGTGGTAGGGCTTCGTTTTACTGGTGCGGTGATACCAAGTGACTCGATGTGCGCAACGAACTTCTGGTTGCTTGATAAAACTTCACGTTCAAGACCAGAGTTCTTGATCAGGTTCTCAGCGCGAGTGAACTCTTGTTCGTGGTACGTGATCAGTCGTTCACGGTCAACCATCAACACAGGCTGACAGAACATCCTGGTGGTCAGGTTGATCAGGTGAAGTTCGGACTTGGGATACGTTGTGGCAAGTTTGTTGTAGACAGCGTAGGTAAGGTCAACGTCTTGAATACAGTACTTGGCGATCGCCTCCTCGATGTCTGGAGGCAGATCGTACATACCTTTTGCTTTGACCAAGTCTTCGCCCTTACGCATTGACTCGTCATCGGGGAACAAGCGGATGCTTGTTTCCTTAAGTGATGCTGACTGACCAGGGAACGCGCCGCGTGCCATGGCAGCAGTATCAAGGTAGTAGGCAGGTGTGATGCCGTAATGGCGAGCCAAGATGTAGCCGTCGAATAAAGTGTTGTGACAAAGCAACATAACGTTGCTCCAGTCAAACTGACGCAAAGCGTCTTCGACGTCGTCGGCTCCGTACCACTCAGTTGGTTCGTCGCTTACTTTGATGCCAGCACCCCAGACTTTGAACTTGGGGTCCTTGACGTATTCCATCGTGGTCATTTTGGTGAGACTTAACTTGACGTCGTAGTAAGTCTCAAAGTCGAGCGTGACTAAAAGCATGGTCTCCTACCTTGCTGATCGGCCTGAATTAGTAAGAGTATCTTATTAGTCAGGCAAGTAAACAGTAGTCCCGAACGGGGCTTCGCGATGACGGTTGACGGACACCCACAAGATGGGTGCAGTTGCAATGCGTTCGACTTGTGCAAAGTCGTCTTCATCGGTTTCAAGGTCGGTCAAGTAAACGATGGCTTCAACGTCCGGATGCTTCTCTGCGATGTATTCGAATGCGGGAGCAAACGAAGTACCGCCACGGCCCTTGAACCGTAGATCGTCGTCCGTTAACCGTTGTCCACGCTCAAGTACCTTGACGGATTGAATACCGTCGTCGCACTGCACGTAGATAACTTGTTCAGGCTGGACCTGAGCCAATACCGCTGCAGTCTCAGAGATGAACAGTTTGCCCTGCCCGTCGCTGATTGAACCGCTGGTGTCAAGCATGACAGCGACTTTGCCGCAGGCTTCTTCGTGCATAGACGGAAGGTATTCGTCTTCCGAGATGTATGCACGGTTAGGCTTGCGCCAGCTGAAGTCGTCGTTGACAAGGTCCGTGAAGAACGGCCAGAGGACAGTGCGCCAGTCAACCTTCGGCGACATGACTTCTGCCACAACGTGTTCCAGGGTACCGGGCATCTTGCCACGTGCTTTGGCAACAGAGGCTGCTTCGCCAACGGCAATCTGCCACTGCGATTCAATCTCGGCGGATGACCCGGCTTCGAGGCTGCCACTTGATGCGTCAAGTACGATCCCCCAGGCGCACGGTTTGTGCTTCTTGGGATCTTGGGCAAGCTTGTTGTAAATGGCTTCGGCAGACATGTCTTTGTAGACAGGATCATGGAGTCCGCCTTTAGGCAGGATGAATCCGGTTTCGATCAGATGCCCGTTGATTGCGTAATCGCAAGCAACGTTCCATAGCGAGTGATCGCGTTCTTGCCGCCGAGTCATGTGGTTAAAGACGCAGTGCATAACTTCGTGGGCGATTAACCCGCGAAGTTGCACAGGATCTAGTTTGGATACAAAGGCTTCATTGTAGAAAAAATGAGAGCCATCTGTAGCTGCAGTCTTGATGTCGTCTTTACGGACGGGGCGGAGCCGGATGGCCAGAGTTCCGAAGAACGGCTGGTCCATCAGGAGCTGTGAACGCGCTTTTATAAGAGCGCCTTCAGCAGACATATTAGCCTCCTACGAGTTTAGCGGTTAGTACGATTTCGTTTACGAAGCTATCGTCGAAGTTAACTTCTTCCTTGATTTCCTGTGCACGCTGCTTGCGGTTGACCTTGGTGTACATGCGGCTCATCTGTTCATGAGGGACGAAAGATTCTGCTGCAGGCCAGGCAAGTAGAAGTTGTTTTACACTGGTACAGTTGACAAGTAAGTCGTTAATTTTTCTGTAGTAATCGTTTCGATTGGCATGATGATTTACGATTTCTTTACACAGTTCGGAGCAAGGAGTCATGAGGTCATTGATAAAGTTTGCAGGGAGTTCTTCAAACTGAACTTCGATATCGCCCCAACGGGATGCTCGGTAAACATAAACGGTGGGCACAAATTCAAATATAATGCTCGAAGTTGTGCCCTTGCGATCAAAACCATACGCTGAAGTGACGGTAATACTAGTGGCGTCTTGGCGGTTTATGTCATTCGAAGGTCCTCCGAATGAAGAAAATTTGTGTTGTCCTTGGGTTTCCCAGGTTCGCTGGAGGAGCTTGTATGGTTCTGAGTTAATGATCGCATCTCGCATACGATCAGTAAGCCACGTAGAAGGTTTCGGGCGAGGGCGCGCTGTGTCGAAAGCCTGCATAGCACGGTTGTGAATATTCGAACGAAGGTCATTGGTCATTCTTACAGAGGCCATGTGTATCTCCTTACATTACGACGTCGACGTTGTCGGTCGTCCAGTCCTTGAATGATTGTTCGTTGAGCAGTTGACGGTTCTTGGCCAAGCAGTCGCGCACAAGAACAACCTGGTATTCACGCGGCATGCGTCGGTTGTAACGCATGATGGCGTTGAAGTTGGTCTGATCGACGCGCGATGCTAATGCACCAGCGATAGCGTACAGAGCTGAGGGATCAGTCGGCACGCGAGTGGTTGACGGATTCTTGATGAGATCATCGATGTCCGGCAGTTCCTTGTGGATGGCACGATGTGCCAGATACTCACCGGCCGGGCCATCGCCGATAAGCGAGGACACGCCGTAGAACATGTTGTCCATGTGCGGCAACTTGCGGCTGACCATCTCCCAGGTACGGGGTGACGGAAAGGCGTATTCGTTAGCGTCCAGGCTGTGAAGCAGCGCCGGGCGGTAGCGAAGGAACGAGATCAAGCTGTCGTCGATGTTGTTGTTAAGCGCCCAGCCAACCCAGTCGTCGATGTTGGCTTCGAGTACGTAGTGCGCGAAGCGGTTTTTAACAGGGGTCGGCATTTCGTGCACAGCGGCACGATCCTGCGAGCGGTTGCCTGCTGCTACGATGATGGTGTTTTCCGGGAGAACGTATGTTCCGATCTTGCGATCGAGGGTTAGCTGCAGCAATGCGTTTTGGGTGGCCTTTGGTGCGTTGGGCAGCTCATCGATGAGCAACACAACAACGCCCTGGTAGTTAGTGTCGGGGTAATCCTCTGGCACACCGTAACGAGTACGGTAGCTGCCGTCGGCTTGCTCGACTACCTTAAGACCACCGCGAACGTCGACGGGGTCGAAGAGGTTTGCACGCAGTTCGAAGACCTTGGCGTTGAGGGTCTGGGCAAACTGGTAAACAATCTGTGACTTACCGAGACCGGGTGGGCCCCAGATCATGGTTGGCACGCGAGCCATCGCGTTAGAACGAAGTTCGGATTTGAGTTGAGTCGGTCGAATAGTACGCATGTGATTGATGCTCCATTGGGTAATTAGGATGCTTCCCCTGTGCGGCGGTCGCTGAATCCGCTTCACGACCACAGGAGACTGTCGAGTGCTATCGCCCGGTTGGTTAGCCGGTAGGCATTACTGCCTAGGCATCATTGGCCATCCGTATTGCTACGGGTAAGCTGTTGCCGAACCACCCGCGCCTATCACGGCGCTTCTTATCGTCTGGGTCAGACTAGCCACTGATTAGGTGGCACGTTTGTTATGCGAGATCTTGCATAGCAAGATGCCTAGCCCCCAGCTAGCAACAACGTGTCTTTCAGTTGCACTGACATGCCTGAAATACGGGGGGCTCGTTGTTACCGGCCAGGGGCCAGGCGATCGTTGTTACTTAGTCTTGATTACTTGTACCCAAGCAAGCTTGCGGTACGGGAAGCGCTTGGTCTTGAGCAAGCGGAGTTCTTCTTGCGGGATGCTACGTTTAGCCCACCACAAGAAGATTGAAATGAGGGCACCGGCCCAGAGGCCAGCCATCATACCGGCAAATGTACCGGCGAAGATCCAGATGAAGAAGAATGTAAGTACGATGTCTAGAAAGATGTCATATTTTGCAATGCGTTTGAGATTCAGTTTTAACAGCAAGAAAATCATAGCCAGTGCTGCAAGTAATCCTGATAAGAAAAACATGGTTTATTCCTCGTTGTCTTCTGGTTCATGATCATCGAAGGCTGTACTGAGACAGGCAGGGCACGCGTCTCCACCGACTTCTTCTAGGTACCTACCGTCTCCGATGTAATGGCAGTCGTAGCCAGCAGATACAAAGGCTGCCTGGTGTTCGTTGAACACTTCTCCGCAGTCTCGGCATTTATATTCGAGGGTCATGTTGTCACCTGTGGTGATTACCAGTAATCGCGTCCGCCTCGGCACGATCTCCAGTTGGGTGGTGGTACCCAGCACCAGTCGTAGTTGTGGAGGTCGGTAGTGGATTTAAATAGGTATCGGATTAGGCGCTTTAACAGTGAGTTATTTGGGTGGTTTGTGGTTGATATCAGTCCCGTCAAGCCATATTTCGCAGTTGCTACCACGGGCCGAATCATCACCACGGTTGTAGTTGAATAGTTCACGTTTGGCATAGGTGTGCCACTCTTTGCCTGTCATACGTAATTGGGTGTTCTTTGTGTAGTCCCAGCCGAAGTACTTACTCCTCGGCTTCAAAGTCGTAGTGCCAGGGGTCATTTTTGTTGTCTAGGTTCAGGAAGTAGCTCTCTTTCAAGCGGGGCTTATCGAGCGCTTCTTTTACTTTACGGAGGAACGATTCGACTTGGTCTTCGTTGTCGAATACAAGATGTGGTTTTGAATACATATGGGCGATGCCATCGATGTCGTAATACACCTCGCATAGCTCTATGTACTTGTCGTCTTCGTTGAGGAAGTTTGTTTCGAATTCAATGAAGCGGTAGTTCCAGGTCATTTGTCGGACTCCTTTTCTTGGTTAGTCCAGAGTTCGTCCCAGGCTTCTAACTGAGTGTCAGTGTCGGTCTCGTACAGGATAGCGTCTTCGACCCATACGGCGTCCGCGCCGTGTTCGATCTGCCAGTCTTCAGTGGCATCGGTTAGTTCTTCCACGATCTTGTCGGCGTCTTCGGTGTCGACTCCGTCAACTCCGTTGAATCTGAATACGACCATGACTTCGAATGACTTCTTCATTCCTCGTCCTCCTCTGGTTGGAGTTCTACATAGTCTTCGTTTCCGCATTCAGGGCAGCGGTACGTAACGTCTGTTACTTCCCAGCTTTTGAATCCCCAGTACTCAACAAAGGCTTTGTGTTCGTACCTATAGGGGGTTCTGAATTCTGCATGGCAATCGTCGCAGCGATAACTCATGACTAGACTCCGTGGGTAGACTAGTTGGATTTTGGCAGTTCGAGGTTGCTCACTTTTATGGCAATTTCTTTAATGTGCTCAGCGATCTCATCAACGCTGTCGTTGATCAGTTCGGGCGGTATGGACTTGTTTGCTGCTGCTTGCATGGCACCAAACATGAAGCCGATACCACTGGCCAGTTCCTGGATAAGACATTGCACATTTTCAAGTCTGAGATCGTCTTTGTCTTTGATGACTTCGAAGATGGCTTTTTGGATGTGTTCTCTGATTTCAGTTTTCATGTGTAAACCTCTTTCTACTTCCCATGTTGTTACCGATTAGTTGTTTGCGTCCTGCTCTAGTTACGCATAGTTGGCGTATCTGATCGGACTCCAGCCCTAACTCATCGCATATCCATGTGAATGAACCGATATGCTTGTCGTGTGAATACACGTAATTGAGCGCTCTATTGCGATCTCTAGAGTCGCGGCCTTCGAGGTCTCGTACGGCCTGCAATATGACGCTGGCCCATAGCAGTTGATACTCAACGTGCTCGCCTCTTAAGGGGTTGTATTCGTTGTCGTTGTCGGGTGTGTAATGTCGCATGGCACGCTACTGTCCCTTTGCCCTAGTTTCTCCCTCCCTAACCTAGCGGTCAGGGAGGGAGAGCATGGTGCCGTTTTGGGGAAGGATGACGGCTAACCCTTTCTCACACGGAGATTAGGCAGCGCGAAGTTGCTTCATGAAGTCCGAAACCTCGTTGGCCTCGGATTCCTGCTGCAAACGCGTGACTATCTCGTCCATGAGCGGCAGCGCTTCCTGGAAGGACGCGCAGGTTTTGTCGACGAACCAGTTGCCGTCCTCATCGCGAGCCCGCTGTTCGAAGTGATACAACGGGCTGATGTCGGTGAGGTACGCCATCTTGGCGCCGAGCAGAGTGTGCAAACGGTTCAGTGCCATATAGTCACTGTCGACCAGCTCGGGGATACGCTCGTTAGAGGCGTAGACACCGACCCAGTCACCGACGTCTTGGGAGAAGTCGATACCGTTTCCGAGGTGTTCGGCAGCCGCCTTGTCGTTGGCGATGTAGAGGCGGCGAGCCGCCCAACAGACGCCGTTCATGACGGACTGGACGAAGGTGAGCAGACGCTCCGGCTTGAACTCGGGGCCCGGAGCCGGGACTCCCTGATCAAGTTCAGCGCGGACTGCTGCCTGGCGCTCACGCTGCAAACGGAAGAAGGCAAGAGCAATACGCTCAAGCGGATCGTCCGCCTGCTGGTTCTCCACGTACTTGGCAATGGAACCAAGGGTGGTGTTCTTCTCGGACATGTAGCCGATAACGTTGGGGATGAACGATTGGTCTTTGATAGTCATGACTAAGTTACCTATGGTTAGTAGTGGACAGTTGTTTACTTTTCGCGGATCAGTTTGGCCAATTCAGTGGCTTCACTGACATCATCCAGAGTGGATTCGATATCCACATCCAGTGATTCGTGGTCAGTCATCCGTTGTTCGTGGTCATTCAACCAGTCCCAATTGACGACATTGAGATTGAGCATCGTGTTGTATGGGTTAGACATTGGTTATTTCTCCAGATCGTCGATGTCACCCTCGATATCGAGGAGCATGAGAGTCATTACGGCCAGAAGGATTTCGTCCGGGTGCGCCTTGGCGTATTCCAAAGCGCCCCTGGCCTTGTCCATGACCTGTTGTACACGGTTGGTTTTAAGGGGTAGATCTAGTTGTTGCATGGTCAGTTACCTTGGTTAGTGAACACACATTAGTCACTGACCGCGAGCCCCGAAGGGGCGAGCGAACGGTCTGAGGGTACACCCCACCGGTGCCACGAGGCGGCATCGGCTGCTTCGTCTTCGGTCCGGTAGTAGTTGGTGGAGATACGGTCGTAGGGCTCGTACCACCACCGGCGGGAGTTGGCGTCGTAGTGGAACGAGGCACGGCCAACATACCACCCAAACCCAGAACGGAGGGGGATTGGGGGCGATACCGCGCAGAGTTCGTGACTAGCCTGACCGGTCAGTTCCTCGGTTACATAACGGAAGAACTGATCCAGGTTAGTCACCGGGATATCGTCGAGGTAGATGACGGGGGTCATAGCGTGTCCTCGTTGGCGTCTGGGTAGCACCGGAAAGCGGTGCAGGAGACCTCCCAGCGGTCGAGATAGAGGTCTACGCCTTCGGGCTCCAGACCTCGTCGCTTTATCTCGGCGCGGAACGCTGATAGCAAAGCGTCGTAGAGGTCCTCGTCCATGGTGTCGAGGTCTAGGGTGACCTTGAAGTCACCGGGGTAGGATTCGTGTGCGGTTGTCATTGGGATTTGTCCTTGGTTAGTTGTTATGGATTGGTTCACAGGTGAAACGATTAGTGGTCAGTTGACCGTGGTTGGGGGTTAGTTTTGAGTTATCCACAGGATGTGTGATCACACAATTGGCATGTGTGCACCCATGTGTGCAGCAATTTTTCTATATAAATCAATATGTGTGCAGTGTGTGCACCCTTTTTCTTAAGTTCAATTCAAATTTAAGAGATGTAGTAAAAAAGGATATTTTCGTATCTGTATATACGAACTGAACTCGAAAAAACCCGTCACACACGTCACACATTTTTCGTGTTTCGTTAGTAATCAAGCACTTATGTAGAAAACCTGATGTGCAATGCCTGCACACACCCCGGTTTTTCCCGTCACACACGGCCTTAAAGTGCTCACACATTGGCAAATGCCGTCACACAACTTTGTTGCAGAGGGCAACGGACCACTGACCACGGGCAGTGAGCACATGGCAATGGTCCGTTGTTAGTGGTTATTCCCACCGGGTCTCGGCTTCCTGTTCCTGGATCCGTTGCCAGTGGGCACGCAACTCCAGTTTTGCTTCGTCGAGGTCGTTCTTGCAGCGGTAGAGCAGTTGCTGATAGTCGACCGTGTCCCAACACTCGGCGACCCAATGGCCGCCGGTGTCGTAGTGGTCGTTGGCATAGCGCTTGAGCATCTGGGCTTCGGTTTGGTTTGTCATGGGTATCAGTCCTCTGTGAAGGTGCGGAGGTAGAGGGCAAAGCTGCCCATTACGAGTGAGAAGGAGAGGAAGGCTACTTGTACTTGGGCAGGGGTGAAGTCCAGGAGTTGGGGGGCCGGGAATAGGGCAGCGATGAACACTGCGATAGATCCGATGAAGATGAGGGATGAAGTGCGAGGATGCATGGTTAGTTACCTGTGGTTAGGGGTGGGGAGGTTGGAGGTCCCTCCCCGTTGGGGGTTAGCTGAAGAGGTTGAGTACGCCGAGGACGAAGAGGGCTGCCATGTCGGGCTTCTCTTTGGCGTAGGCGATGACGGTCTTGGATGCTTCTTTAGCCTTTTCGGCTGCGAGGTATCCGGCGTCGGGGGTCTGATCTTGGTTGGTGGTGTTGGTGGTCTGGTTGATGTTATCCATGGTAGATACTCCTAGTTAGTGTAGATACATAGTAGATACTGACCGCGAATCGCGAAGCGATGAGCGTGAAACGTTGGGGGTTACTGGGGGACAAGGTTCCATAGATGAGGGTGAAAACAAGGTTCCAATGGGTGAATCCGGGGAAAGGGGTGGTGCTGGAGTCCGAGGGGGGAGATAGTGTGTGAGCGATTTAGATAGAAAAAACCGACCCCCCTACCCCCCTCCAGAAAGGCGAAACCCGAAAAATTTTTTATAAAATTTTTTTGCAAGGCGTTTTTGCGTATACTCCCGCCCTTAACCACGGCCCACGAGCCACTGATGACGGACAGTAAAATCTGCTCACGGTGCCAAAAGGAGCTGCCTTTAACCTCGTTCGAGCAGAACAAGGGGAAGTCGCTGCGGAGCGTCTGTCGCCCCTGCAAACTGGCCTCTGACCGTCAACAACGGTCCATGGGCTACAGATCCTACCTCGCGAACCTTCTATCCAAGAGCAAGGAAACCAATAAGAAACGGAGGTTTACCAGCTACGAGATAACCCTCGATCAGTTGACCGAACTCTGGGAGATGCAGGATGGCCGCTGCGCAATATCAGGGGTCGTTTTAACTCACCATAACGACGGGTCCGGCATTAAGGACTTTAATGCCAGCATCGACCGGATCGATAGCACCCTGGGGTATATACCGGGTAATGTTCAGCTGGTGGCTTACCGGGCTAACATGCTGAAACAGGCCCTAAGTACCGACATGCTGTACTGGTGGGTGAAGACTATTTACCAGCACTCTTGTGATTGAACATTAGTAGGGCTAATATAAATGCTGCCGAAAGTCCAGGTATTCGCTATAGAGGGCTTTGACGAGGCTATCATCGGTATCGCCTACAGGGGTGGGTACGAGGTGCTGGTCTATGACGGGGAGATAGCCGAGGCCATAGTGGCCACGCTGGCTAAAAAACCCATGTCCCTCCACGACTACCTGACTCATATTGCCCTGCATAAGTTGGGCGATAAGGCACCGGTTTTTGCATATCTGGACATAGAAATAGGTGGAGACCTCAGCGATTCAACAAGAGAACCAGGCACCCCTATCCACTGACCTCGCTCATTCCGATGAGCTGATGTCACATGTCGAGTTCCAGTCGTTGACCCCATACATGGGGCTGACGCTGAGTTCTCTGACTGTGCAACAGGAGCGGCTGGTTCTCTACATGGCTCGTGGGATGACTATCGCTGCATCGGGGCGAGCGGCTGGTTATGCCAGCTACAAGAACGCCCTGGAAGCAGCGAAGAACCCGTCTGTCGTGAAGGCGTTGGACTACTTCCGCGAACAGATGCGCGAAGAGGTGAAGTTTACGCGGTCGCACGCGCACCAGATGTATCTGGACGCGTACAACGCGGCGGCCACCTCGACGGAGATGAAGAACACGGTGGACTCGCTCGTGAAGTTGCACGGGCTGGCTGCACCAGATAACGCGACGCAGATCAACATCAACGTTAACACCGCCCAGATGGAACGGATGAGCGACGAAGACTTGCTGAAGTTGGCGGGTAAAGACATCGATTATCTGGAGCCAGAAGCACCTTGATAGATGACATCCCAATGTTGGAGTGCAGAGGGTGTAAGAAGATACACCCTGAGACCCTGTACTCGAACAGGAAGGAACGGGTATGTGTTTACTGTAAAGCGGACGAGCAGGAGGGGATGCCTCAGCCTGCTGCGCCTGAGCCGGTGAAGTCACCGGAACTAACTGTGAAGGAGCATGCTCAGAAGGAGCTTGCTTCGCGGATCTTGTCCCGTAAGCGGCTGCTGCCGTTCGTAGAGAAGTTCAACCCTGACTACAACGCCGGTTGGGTACACAAAGATGTTTGCAAGAGGCTCGAACAATTCTCGCGCGACGTCGTGGATCAGAAGTCTCCGCGACTCATGCTATTTATGCCTCCCCGTCATGGCAAGAGTACGCTGGCGTCGGTTTCATTCCCGGCTTGGCATCTGGGCCGTAACCCTGAGCATGAGTTTATTAGTTGCTCGTATTCGGGTTCGCTTGCGATGGGTTTTAGCCGTAAGGTACGTCAAGTACTTCGTGAGCCGACGTATAAAGCGGTCTTCAAAACGCGCCTGGATCCGGATAGTCAGAGCGCTGAAGCGTGGCTGACCACGGATGGCGGTGGCTTCGTAGCCGCCGGTGTCGGCGGTGGTATCACCGGTAAGGGCGCACACATACTTGTTATCGACGACCCGGTTAAGAACCGCGAGGACGCAGAGAGTCAGAACAACCGGGATGCGAACTGGGACTGGTATACGTCAACGGCGTACACCCGTCTTGCTCCTGGCGGTGGTGTGTTGGTAATTCTAACGAGGTGGCATGATGATGACCTGGCTGGTCGACTTCTTAAATCGGGTCTTCAAGGCGGAGACGAGTGGGAAGTCGTCAGATATCCCGCCATCGCCGAAGAAGACGAAGAGTTCCGTAAAGCTGGTGAAGCCCTCCACCCGGAGAGGTACAGTGTCGAAGCGCTCCGTCGAATTGAAAAAGCCGTAGGCCCCAGAGACTGGTCAGCGCTTTATCAGCAGAACCCAGTAGCCGATGACGGTCAATACTTCACCCGTGGCATGGTCAACTACTATGACCCCGAGGACATTGATGAAGACGCCATGCGTTACTACTGCGCGTGGGACTTGGCCATCGGTAAGAACGATCGCAACGACTACAGCGTCGGCATCGTTGTCGGTATCAACGACCGCGATGACATGTTCGTGATGGACGTCGTGCGCGGGAGGTTCGACGGCTTTGAAATAGTCGAACGGATACTTGACCTCTACGAGCAGTGGAAGCCCTCGATCATCGGCATCGAAAAGGGGCACATCGAAATGGCCCTTGGCCCGTTCCTTGAAAAACGTGTGCGTGAGCGCGGATTGTTTGAGGCGTACTTCAAAGACCTAAAAACCGGACGACGTGATAAAGAAGCGCGTGCTAGAGCTATCCAGGGGCGCATGCAGCAGGGCAAGGTGTATTTTCCTCGTGATGCATCGTTCTCTGGTCCATTGATTGCGGAACTTCTTCGGTTCCCGAATGGAACCCACGACGACCAGGTCGATGCCCTGTCGTGGATCGGTCTCATGATGACCGAGTTTTCAACGTATCAGGCTCCAGTTGTACATGTACAGTCTTGGCGGGACAAACTCATCTCTCTTACTCGCGGACCCCGCCAAAAATCCGCGA